CGAATCACAGAAAAGCCCCAAAAGGGGGGCCGTGTTTGAAAGCTCTTCTTCGGAAGAGCGATTGGAGGCGTGCATTACGCACGTTATAGACCCCATCTGTAAGGATCTATCTTTAATACACTTTGCTTTAAATATACTAAAGATAGATCTTATCAATAAGACCTTTCTTGGAACCACTCCGTTCCTGACTTGACATTTCCTCATCTTGTAAACAAAGAGGGTAAGGTGATTACCCTCTTGATGTTTCATTGATTTAGTTAATTCGTCGATTAGAACGCATTACCTAAGTATTCTAACATGTACCCACTTAACTCACCTGAATCAGATTGAGTATTCACGATAGGCCATGCACGATATTTTTCACCTGCTGCGAAAGTAAAGTACGTTGCGGCGATCGGTGCGTAAAGTTTATCCGTTAACAACGAACGACTACGTAGATGTTTATCCATCTGCGTGTGTACGATCGGGAAAAGCTCAGGATGTGTGGATTTTGTTACACACGTATCCGCTAAGTTTAACCCTGCTGCGGATGCTAACACTGGGATCGAACTATTTTGCACACACACGGTACGCACAATCGCACGAGATTCGATTTGATCGACCTCATCATCCATCAACGTGATGTTAGACACATCCGCGATACATTGCATGATTGGTGCAATTAAGATGGATAATAATGCTAACGGATATTTTTGATCTTTCCATTTACCAGAAGAAGCGTTGTTCTTACCCCATTCGATGATATCGAAATAGTCATCACCAAAATCTTCGATCGTGGCATCCGCCTGAAGCATGTATTTCAATGCTTTATTGACCGCAGTCACACCGTAGATGTTTAAACGAGCACGAAGGTTAGTTGGTAACTTATCTTTCACTGAAGCTAAGTGTTTCGCTAAGTCTTCAGTAAAGAGTTGATCATCAATGTCTTTTTGCGTTGGTTCTTTCTTCCAAACAAATGGTTTCAAGAGTTCCATCACTTCACGTTTCTCTTTAGGAGAATTGAAGACATCAATGATCTCAGTCGTTTCATAGATCTCATGATAGATTTTATCTTCAGTCAATGGACGACTTTCCGTTAACACTTCGATGTTATTTTGGTGAGCTGTTTCAAACCCATTATTGATTGGGGTGATATCGTCGATTTCTTCTTCAACGACTTGGCTTAAACGAGCAGTCATACGTTCCTCTCTTTCTTCAGTAGGTAAATCGATTTCATTTGGCAAATTTGGATCTTCTGGATCTTCAGAAGGATTATTTGCGATGTATTGAGCTACACCATTATAGTCTTGCTCTAATTCACGTTTCCAAGATTTCTCCCAGATTTCATACGCTTGTTGAATACGATCGAAACGAGCTTCACCGGTTAATCCTTTTTCATTGATTTCAGCAGAGGCTTCACGTAATGCGTTAGATAACACGATACGACTATCTTTGAAACGATCGTATTGTACCCCACCCTGCGTACTCTTCACGAAAGACTTACCTTTCATTTGTTTACGAAGTTCAGGTTTCTCACGGAATGGACGTAATACGTCATGATGAGTAGATCTTTCCATTTGTTTTTCGTCCTCGTCAAGATCCGTTACGGTTAAACGGATTTTATTATTGCGAAGCAATGTGTAATGCATTGCTTTCGTCCATGGGTCACCTGAGTATGGGAAACGTCCTACGAATGGTGGTTCGTATTGGTAATCACCAGATTGTAACATGGTAGTGACTTGTTTCACGTTTAAGTAGCATACTTCATCTTCACGTAATCCATAATCCGGATCATTGATATCTTTCACTTGTTGAACAGGTGTTGATACCGGTTGATGAGATTGAGGTTGTGGAGATGACCAGAATGAGGTTTCACCGACATTCGTTTGGATCATGCTACGCGCATTACCTACTGGGACTAAACGTTCTTCTTCCACTGCTGCTGCAGTCGGTACCACTTGATTCGCTAAACGTTGCTCACCGTAAACAATCTTTTGTTGTTCTTGGAAAGCTTGGTTAGGAATCACTGGTGTACGCATTGGTTGTTGCGGTTGCTGTACCTGTGGTTGCGATTGTTGATGACAACTTGGAATCCCGTATGGGTTACTGGTACTCACACCTTTTTCCATCATCTCTTGACGTAATGACGCAATGGTTGATGGGGTTGCACGTAAACCATCATTATTACCTTGTTGGTTAGAGGCAATAGGGGTAGGTGCATATTGTGGTACGGTATTCTGTACCTGCATACCTGGACGGTTTACGGGTGCTTGGTATTGACCATATTGCGGATACCCGTTATTATACGGTTGACCTTGCATGTAGGTCGGTACTTGTTGTACCGGTTGTTGTTGTAATAATCCCATTTGTTGGAACAAGATTACACGTTGTTGAGCTTGTTGATTCCATTGTTGAATCGTACCCAATAACGGTTGAATCGTAGTGTCATTAGCAAACTGAGGGTTTTGTTGGAAACGAGATGCCCATGCACAGTTAAACGCTTCATTTAACGCATTCGTATAAATGATTTGCAATTGTGCTTGTGGATTGAGTCTTGCTTCTGCATCAATAATCAATGCAGTCGTAGAGACGAGTTTATCCATTTTCCCATTCAAGAAGTTATTATAAGAACATTCTTGGAATAAGATATTGGTTAACATGTTGCTATTTGCATTTTGCGCAATCATGTTAGCAAGATCGTTTCTAATTTGTTGGAATGGAACACCAGTTTGTGTTACATTCATAGGTTGGTTACTCATGGGTGCATTATTCCATTGCACACCTTGAGGTTGCATCATAGGTTGGGGTTGACCCATCCCTGCCATATTCGGTTGATACATCACAGATGGATTCATGAACATGCGAGCCTCCTAAGTTGTTTGTTTCATGTTAAATTACAAGGGTTTATTTACAATCATGCTTTAGGTGAACAATGATAATAAATAAACGTGGTCAATAAGATCAACCACGAACGATGTGTTTACGGATTTCATTAATCAAAGGTTTCAGTTCCTCGGATTGACGGATCTTGTAAGACTTATCGATTTTCAAGAATGGATTTAATGCAATCCGTCCAGTCGGTTCTGTTTTAGGTAAGTCTAAGATAGAGCCTGCTTCAGCAATGGATACATCTAACAGCTTAGATGGATCTTTAAAGGAAGCGGAGGATTTCTTAGATGATAGACCGGTGGCTTTTTCTTGAAGGATAACACGGGATGTATATTTAAACATCATGTTATCATCACTACATTGTTCACTGGTGATTTCATTGTGTTTGGACAGATTCGTAAAGATCAATTCAGGTTTTAAGAATTTAGCCGAATACTTGTTGATATCTGCTGCGGTTAATTCACGATTACGAATCGAGACTAACTTATACTTAAAGACACTGATCGCTTTGACGATTTCTGACAAGACGTAGCGGAGTACCGCTAACTGTTTTCCGTACATGGAAGCCACATTCGTTTCCATGTAGATCTTCGTGAAGTCTGCTACGAGGATAGCCATCAGATCGTACAAGTCATCTACTTGATAACCCTGTGCATCTAAGCCATCTTTCGTGGTGTCATCCACGTATTGATCCAAGGATTCGATATGGTCATTGATCTTCAATTCCATTTGACCATCACTATCCTTATTACTAAAGATAATGCGACCTAATAAAATGCGCCATAAACGAATCTCTGCAGAGATATTTTCGGCTTGTTCTTGTGGATCATCACTTTTCTCAAAGACCGTATCGTCGAAACGATGCGTATAATGATCTAACACGTAAAACAAGCCAGTGACCATGCCTAAGGTACTGCTATTCAGACGATCATTAGGGATCACGAGATGGATCCTTGTTGGGGTATAATCTTTATTCTTCACACCACGTGGACGAATACCGGATGAACTACAGATCGTGTATTGTTCACGAGGATAGTTATCTAAGGAAGGACGATGATTTAAGATAATCAAATCTTCGATCCCACAGAATCGTCTAAACACTTCTCTCACTCCGTACTTACAGAAGAGATAATGTGCCATAGTACAATTCGCTCTCACACTCAAGTCTGCTCTCGTACTACGGCGAGGCTGATTGGATGCTTCACGGTTATAGATTTTACTCCAGATCAAATCGTGGTTCTTCTGTATCCCATTCATCTTAAACCAATACTGCATTTGCTTAAACGTGACTTTCGCTGAAAGGAATGGAACGAAGATCCCTTCTTTTGCTACGGAAAGTGTTTGGTCTGCTAATACCGGCATGACAATGAATTGTTTACTTCTAAACGTGATCATCCCACCTTTATCTACGAAAGGTAAGTAGATCGGTCTTGGGATCAGATTCTCCCCTTTATATTTAAAAAGGTACTTTACCAAATACAATGAAGAAGGTGCTAATTCCAACGTATGGTTTTGCGTTTTCTTTTCACTGATGATATCGAATTCCTCTTCTACCGTACAACGAACATAACCCTCATAGGTCAGTCCTGGTGGAAAAGATTGGGCAGAAAGTTTCATGATATTATCAATATACGTTTCTGCACCTTCCATTTGTGAAACTGCCACCCCTTCTGCGATAGTGGGGTTGAATTTCGGAAGTTCTTGATGGATGAGATCCATAAGTTTCGACATGTTGAACCTTCTTAATTTTTATAGGACATCATTGGAGAATATTTTTAACTCATTTCTTCTCCTTATTAAGATATTGAAACATTGCAGCTAAAGCACCGATCACAATAGGTGTGATGTACGTGGCGTACTTCAACCATTCGATCTGCTCTTTCTGCTTCAACTGAGTCATAGATGCTTTTTGTTTCGCATCGTTGAGTTCAGCTTCCCGTAATGCTTCAGGTTTACCTAACTCTAACGCATCCTTCACCGTATGCCAAAAACGACATGGACATCGATCATCACCAAACTCATAATACCGGACTTCCGGATCATAATTCGGTGAAGAGAAATCTTCATGCATGGCATTATTCCCTGAGATATAGATCCCGTCTCGTCGACGTAGATCTTGCTTCACAGGAACACGGTAGACAAATCCGCCTAAGTTAACGTAGTTGGGAACTTTTTGCCGGCCATTATTAATAATCTCAATGAAGAAACTCAATCGATTTTCTTCGTCTTCGTTAATGAAATTCAAGACCTTCGTTTGAAGATTATCCGCACGTCGTGTACCAGGTGTGATCCAGCTATCTTGAAATTCCCGTAGATTATAACACACGGTGATATCCAGATTTCTGAGATACACTCGAGGATGTTGACGTAGATCACGTTCATCGATCTGGTACACGATTTCACTTCTTCGTTTTTGACTATCGAAGAAATGCGTAATATTGCCTCCAGGTGACTTCTGATGATCTGTACCTGTTTCAAAATCTGACCGTATCTGTTGGTTATCAGGATTACCATCATCCCCAGATACATCCGTAAAGTAGCGCACGTGTTGATCATCCACTTGTGCTCGTTTGACGAAATATAATCCAGGTTGGATATTCTGATAACCGATCGCTCTCGGCTTGATGACGTATCGCATGCCATCTCGCGTTGAGATCAATACTTCTCTAGGAAGATAATTGATGATATCGAGTTCAAATTTGAGTTGAGGTGCTCGCTTGAATTCCTCAAAGTACTTTGAGAGTTTTTCGATACCGAAGACTTTGACTTCTTGACTGGGTACCGTAATATGGCTATAATTTTCCGGATCATAGCTCATGAGTAGTTATCCTTATAAAACGCTTGTTGTCGATCGAACTCCATCTATTGCTTTCTATTATTAGATCTGACTTCATCCTGCGCATGGATGTATAACCAGAAAGATCATGATAATGTCAAACGATAAATGACCTAGCGAAAAAGGAACCGAAAGGGGTCTTTGATAAAGTTGGGACAAAGATCCCTAAAAACCTTCTTCTAAATAGGTAATGTAAGTGTTTAATTTAGATACCATAGTTGGGCAGACGTATAAAATGTTACTACTATTGCAATATATTGATTATTATGTGAAAATCCAACTTCACACTCCTGAATAAACTATTCATCGGGTACTCAACCCAACTTATTAATTTTAAGAGAGGAAGGCACCAAACCTTCCTCACTTATGTTTTGGTAAAATGTTAAGAGCAAGAACATTAGTTTGTAAAAGAAGCTAACAGCATAAACGTATTAGCCTGTTAAGCTCGAGGTCGGTGGTTCAAGTCCATCCTAAGAGAATAACAAACCTTTCTCTTAGTAGCTCAGGTGGTAGAGCACGTAATAATAGCTTCTTGTTCACCCTCTCTACCCTATCTCGAGAGTAGGGATGAGAGGGTTTCATAAAAGTTACTTACAGCATACATGAATATTATTTGTTTATGATGAAATAGATGTAACTTGTTGACATCTTCAGGGAGGCCCCGTGTCTCCCTGATTATGTTTGTTGATTCTAGATATGGAGAAAATCTACATGACGACTTCTCGCTTTGATGCAATTTTAGACCAAGACGTATTAAACATCACCCATGGTGAAAATGGGGATCCTTCTTATAAAAGCACGCATAATACCTTACTAGATTTATACGGTGCGATGGGTGCACTACGTGGTCGTAAGGAAGAATTCTTAAACTACTTTGAGAAAGCGTATGAATACAACCCTGAGCAAGCAATCGCTTTACTCTTTAAATTACGTGATGTTCGTCATGGTTTAGGGGAAAGAGAGTTATTCAGAGCAGGATTAAGATGGTTGGAAGAAATCCTGGATACGAAAGAATTATCTAAACTATTCTATCCAATTATTGAATATGGTCGTTATGATGATTTATGGACAAGTTTTGTTTATCGCGATACCTTAGATGCGGTAGCTAACTTTATCTACGACCATCGTCTTGATGAGAAAGGAAATGTTGAACTTTATAAAAGTATCGGGAAGAAATGGTTACCACGTAACCCTCGTAAACCAAGTGAACGCTACTTTGTCGCTCGTTTAAGATCTGTATTTGGCATGAATCCTAAAACATGGCGTAAATACTTAAATGAAGAAGGAAGAACGTTAGAAACCACCATGTGTGAAAAACGCTGGGATGAAATCAACTATAACCATGTGGCTTCTCAAGCGATGTCGAAATTTAATCGTGCGTTTAAACGTAACGATGAAGAGCGTTATACAGAATGGTTAGATGATGTCTATAATAACACAGTCGTGAACAAAGATAATGATGAAGCGAAAACCGATGCGAAAGTGAATGCAGGTACGTTATATCCGTATCAAGTGTTAACGCCTTCAGCATGCGAATATGGTGAGCTTGACGATGAGGTATCTAAACTCGCGAACGCACAATGGAATTCATTACCGGATTTATTTAAAGGACGTACAACTCGTGTCTTACCAATGATCGATGTATCCGGTAGTATGCATTGTTCTTTAGGTAGCACAAAATATACTTGCCTTGATGCTTCCGTATCATTAGGCATTTACTGTGCGCAACGTAATAAAGGCGCTTTCCACAATATCTACATGACGTTTAGTTCTAAACCGATCTTAGCGAAGTTAGAAGTGGGTAATTTATTAGAACAGCATTATCGTCAGGTATTAGCACCATGTCATTCTTTCGAATGTATGAATACGGATATCGATAAAGCATTGGATCGTTTATTACAAGAAGCCTGCCGTATGGAAGTACCGACTGACGAAATGCCTGAGATCCTCTTGATCTTATCTGACATGAATTTCGATGATCGTTCAGTCACTTATACGAACACCTTTATCGAACGTGTAAAAGATGTTTATAAACATTTTGACTATACGTTACCGAAGATTGTCTTCTGGAACTTAAACCATAACGGTAGCTTTGCTTGTACGTCAAAGAATAACAATGTTATCCAAGTCAGTGGTTTTAGTCCTAATATCTTAGAAGATATCTTTGCGAATATCCATGAACTTAATCCAGTGAAGATCATGGAACAAGGATTGGCATCGTATCTTCAACGTATCCAACCATTATCATTAGATTATACTGCTATTGATAAATCGGATTGGAAAAAGATTTACGATTATAAACGTAAACCAAAATCACGTTAATCTCATGATTGGGGTAGAGGGTGTCTCTACTCCATTATGTTTAATCTGATACGATAGAACCCTATTTTATTGTACATCCATTCTACTACTAAATAAGGAAATCAACATGAAGCCCTATAAGAAGCTCATAGAGCGAATTTTATCTGAAGGTGAAGAAAGACTAGACCGTACGGGTACAGGCACGCTACAAGTGTTTGGTGCATCAGAAACGTATGATTTAACGGAAGGCAAGATTCCATTAATTACCATGCGTAAATTAGGGATCTGGTTTATGATCAAAGAACTGCTTTGGTTTATGCGTGGGACAGGAAACTGTGATTATTTAGATGAACAAGGTGTGAAAATCTGGAAACCTTGGACAGATCCAGATACGAATAGTATTGGTCCTTTATATCCAGTACAATTAAGAGCATGGCCTGAAGTCAGAGCAACTCTACATGAAGATCGTGACGATATGCCGGATGATACGATCTTATTCGAAAGTCAAGATGAGAACTTAGTCGTGTATGAACGTCATCACGACCAACTAGCTAATTTGATTAAAGGGTTAAAAGAAAAACCATTTAGTCGTCGGCATGTGATCAGTTATTGGAATGTCCCTTGCATGCCAGATGAATCCATGAGTCCTATCGAAAACGTGAAAGCAGGTAGAGCGGCCTTAGCAGCCTGTCACGTATTGTTACAGTTCAATGTATCGAAGAATAAAGAACTTAGCTGTATCCTTTACATGCGCAGTAGTGATGTGATGGTAGGACGTCCTACGAATATCGCTCAATACAGTATCTTAACTCACATGATCGCTCAAGTGTGTGGTTATAAAGCGAAATCCTTTACGATTATGAGTGGTGACACCCATATCTATCTTAACCATGTAGATCAAGCAAAAGAATTGATTACTCGTACTTGTTTTGAAAGCCCTCGATTGATCTTAAATCGAGAAATCAAAAATATCGATGATTTTGAGTTAGATGATTTCTTATTGATTAACTATCAACATGGTGCACCGATGAAATTACCAGTGGCGGTATAAAAATGAATGATGTAATAGAACTACCAAATAATCTTGGTAAGAACTTAGTGTCGTGGGTTTCAGGTGAAATAGAAAAAAGAAAAGAGCGAGGAGATTATCTTGATCTTTCCTTTAAATGTAATGTCCATTTAAGCGGTGCCTTTATCTTTATCTTATTATTGAACCTTCATCACTATAAGATGATGTCTATGGAGTATCTTAAGGATGAAGAGAAAGTCATCTGTCATTTTAAAATTGATGTAGATAGCCTGGTGAAGGAAGAATAAAAAAAAAAACAAACATAGACCAGCACAGGGATAACCCGTGCTGGCTTATGTCAAATTATTGATTAAAGTAAATGAAACTCATGTAACATCACCGTTACTAAAAGCATAAACAGGAAGATGATACAGAGATGGTTATCGGTTTTCATCTTTTACTTCTTTCGTTTTTCTTGTTACATTCGTTTTAGCTTTTGCTTTCGCTTTCTTTTCTGCAAGATAGAACGCTAATGCTTCAGCTGTCAACTCTTCAAGATCTCTACGATGTTTATCTTTATCGTGTTGTTTCTTCTCTTTTTGTTGATTTAATGCTTCATGAAAAGCTTGGATACGTGATACCGCATCTTCCGGATTAAGATAGAATTCTTTTCCTTTCAAGATAGATTGGATTTCTTCTTCCGTTAAGATGTCTTCATAGATAGCACGAAGATTACGTTCTTGCCATTCCAGCATTCCATCAACACGTTCTTTTAAAGCATCAAAACGTTGCCACGTCCCACCTGTAAATGGATGGATCAAAATACGACTTAGCATAGAGACACAATAATCTGTATTCTCAAGCTTCGTAGCAAAGAAAAATATCTGTGCGGCGGCTGATGCACAACTACCCGTAATATTGATATTTATTTTTGCTTTAGATACCCCAATCGCATGCATGATAGCATTTGTTGCATCTACAACCCCACCACCACTATTAATCAAGATATGAACGGTATCTTTATCGGTTGCATTGTATAAAGCTTCTAATAACGGATAATACCATTTCGCCTCTTCACTGATTTCACCTGTGATATAAGCACGATACGTTCCATCTTTAAATGTTACACCTGTCCATTCTTGTGCGGGTGTTTCTTTTTTCTTGTCTTTAATCGATTCGATTTCTTCATTGACATGGATCATGTTGTTTTTACCTCTTTAAGTTAGATTAACGTATAGATTGATAAAGTTGTATCAAAACACCTTCTCTAATAGGTAATATAAGTTTAACATGAAGATACCCATACGATCAAACATAATGGAGGAGTTTGGTACTCCTCCACTACGATGACATTTAGTAACACTAAACGTAGGAAAGCCTACTTAATTCATCGGTTCCACTAAATCTTCATTCAGAACAGTTAAGTTTCCACCATGTGATAACTCATCACTCAGTTCTTCTTCTGCCATGATTACATCGAAGTTCATCAATTTAGCAAAACGTTTATACGCATCTGAAGATAATGTCAGGGTCGCTGCATTCGCATTTTTCTTCTCTACATACCCTTTTTCTTTTAAGACATCATCCAACGCACGTTTCACTTTCCGATAAACCGGATTATTCACGTCAGGGGTTTTCACTGTTAACGTATTATCTTTCAGTGTAAATCTTGGTTGTTCTTCTCGAATAGACATCACTTCTTCACGAGTTAACGCTAATTCTGCAGGTAATACAGGGTCACTGTTTTCAGGACTAACCGGTTTATTCTCTACCGATGGTTTGCTTGTATTAGGATTCCCGCTTCCTTGTCCTTGACTCGGATTCGGTGAAGCAGGTGATGTATTACCACCTGCATTCTGTTTATTCGATGTAGACTTATCTACCGAATTATTATTTGCTTTCTGGCTTGGTGGGTGTGATCATCACCGGTGCTTTACCATCTTTGTCTGCATTTTTAGGTGCAGTTGCTGCGTTACGGATAGTTGCAGCTTCGTCAGCCGTTACTGTACGAGTTGGAAGCACGGTAGATTCACCAGTCACTTCTTCGATACCTGTGATGTTTAATACCACAACGATCGGTAAGTTCACTACGTGAGCGTAACGTGGGTGGATCAAGTGTTGTTGGAAGGTAGACGCACCTAATGTACGTTGTGCAGATACCATCAACTCAGGCGTCCATAAGAATGAACCGAATGAGAATGGATCTGGACCTTCAGACGCACCATCACGAGTTACAGTCATCACGACTTTACCACGCATGTGTTTGTTAGAAGTCGCCACCACTTTGTGTTTCACACGGCCTTGGAATAGACGTTCGTCACCTTGGATTGCGAAGTATTGTGGTAAACGTTGGTCAGTACCAATCACCGCAGTGATGTTACCGATAGAACCACCAGTCATTTGTTCTACAACCGCTTGATAGTTAGTGATTGCGAATACACGACCTAAGATTTCATTTACTTTAGTAGAGATACCACCTTGGATATCTGCTAAACGGTTTGCAGATGAAACGCTGTTTACTAAATCAGGTAAGTGAAGATCTTCTTCGATGTAGCAAGGTTGGATGAAGTGACGTCCGATACCAGGGATAGACTCACGGTCAGCCATGTAAGTGTAACCTTCACGGGTTACAACAGATTTCAATAATGCTGCGTAATTTAAGATAGTTTTCACACCATCGTTGTTCGCTTGGATGCGAGCCGCATTGATTAACGCTTTGATATCTGGGTTAGCTTTATCACCACCTACGATAGGTTTGATGATAGAGATTGGTGAACGTAGTGGGATCACGAATTGTTCTGCGAATTCGTTGCTATCGATTAAACGACCACGTGTACGTAAGTTGTAGTTAGTACGACGAGCTTCGATATCGTAACCTGCTACTTTTAATGCTGGTGCATCTTCACCGAATTTTAATTTAGCCAATAATGGTTTTAATGTTGCATCTTCTAAGCTTACAGACACGCCATCTTTGAATACTTCAGCTACGTAAAGTTCTGGAGCAGTCAAATCTACGTTCGCGCTATCTACACGGATGCTACCGTTTACGCGTACACGTAAATATACATCGTAGCCAGCATCTTGTAATGCTTTAAGATCTGCAGGAAGATCTTCACCTTTAGTGGTTTTCACCGCTTTAGAAAGTAAGAAACGACCGTCGTAGTTTAATGCCATTGAACGGAAGTGACCTTCTGGAGTTTTGTAGAACTGGGTGTAAGGAAGATCTTTAGTCACGAATTTGATCGCTTTGTTATCGGCAGTTTTGAAGTATACTGCTGATAATGCGATACGGCTATCTAATGAATCTTTTTCGTTCATTAAACCGTTAGCGATTAATTCAGGAATAGAAGATAATTTTAATAAGTTGTGAGGACGACCGATTTTTAACGGAGCGGTTTTCACAGTGACATCTTCTAATTTCACTTCAACTGGATCAAGTTCACCATCGATAGTGAAGAATTCGTCTTTATTAGTTTTTGCACCATTTTCGAATTCTAATACAGCCGGGATTACATCAGTTGCATTGTCTTCTAATACTTCTGGGTGTACTAACGCATCTACTAAGTTACGATAGTTGAATGCAGTGTCGCCAGCTTTTGATGGATCGTGTTCTGCACCATTCCAAACTTGTTCTAAACGAACAGTTACACGGTAACCTACTTCATCTGGAGTAGTGGTTAACGGTTTGAAGAATGCCGCGTTGAAATCGTCTTGGCGAGATGCCATTACGTTGAATACGATAGAGTAGTTGATGAATTGATTTAATTCTTTTTCATCAAAAGATTCTTTAGAGATTTCGCTCATGTCTAATGATGCGCCATCCCAGATCGATTCTAAGCCAGTTGCGTATGCAGTACCTTCGTAAGCACGTGGTTTCATTTGAGCTTGTACGTAACGTAATGTGTTACCTGAAGCACCGGCTACGATCGCACCAGCGTCGATTTGGTGTGGTTGTAATTCTACGCCATTGTAAGCAGATTCAGAAGAAACAACAGATGCAACTAATTCACGGATATCAGCCATGTTGTTGCTGAATGAACGTTGCTGTGCATCGCTTAGGTCTGCTGATTCGACAGATAACATTTCCGCAGTTTCAGCTGTGAATAAATGTGATTTAGCAGCAGAAGTGCGGTAAGTGTCAAATTGTGCTACCATGCTCTCAAGCGCAGTAGTGATGTGGTCTTTTGCTTTATTAAAGTTAGCCATTTAACGGTGTCCTTTATTTATAATAAATTTGTTTACGTAAACATTTTATTTTGAATAAAACGCAGTTAATACAATAGTTACTTGTTTGGCTCTCTATCGTTAAATAAAAAGCCAAGCAAATAAACGATTTTCATCGCAGTTCTGTAAATACATATTGTTAAATATAAATAACAGAAATAGCGACACAGAAATAATAACGTACTATAAGAGTGATAAACTCCTACAGTACGTCAAGGTTTGTTTGGAATATATATTAAATGAACTTAAAGGATCTGTTTAGCAACCGGATGGGTTCTTAACCCATCCATGCCAATAAGATCATATAAAGAAGAAGCAAAGCGACGTTTACGTTCTTCTACGATTTCTTTCAACATCGTGACTTCGGTTGATATATCGTTTTCTTTCAAGATGATGAGTCGGAGGTTCTTAGCATCGATACCATGTTCTACATCAGTATAAACATCGAATTCACGGAAAGGTGTTTCCCAATTACTGCCGTCCGATTTCAAATCGAACCCATTCTTTTGTAAATACTGAGAATATTTGTTTTCCATTTTGCTCATCCAACTTATGTTCTTAGGATGAGATAAGAAACTAAATAAATCATTATTACTCATGAAACTGACTAAGCTATCTTTACGAGTTTGTTGGTAAACTAAGAAAAAGATATCATCTAAAGGAATCGCTTTTTCTAATTCTTCTAAGTACATCACTTGACTTAGGTTTAGATTCATTTTATTGCGATTGATGAGTGATCTCATGTTCTCAGGTAGGTACATGAGATACACTTCAGGGATATATTTGTCAGACATATTTTTGTTCTACCTCTATTTGTATTCATTTTTATATAAAAACATATCAAGTTTGATTTAGGAGTATTAGATGGACTTTCGTGTATTACTGATTCAGTCTATTGCGTTATTATTCTGGGAGAGCCAGTTAGAGGGTTCTGGACTAGATAGCAAGGATTTAGTAAGACGGTTGATTAATGAATTACCTGAGTTAGAAAACATCTCGGGTACAGATGACGATAGAAATAATTTAGTTGCATTAAGGGATATTGCATTAAGCTTAGCATTAGGAACGACACCATTAAAACAAGATGTGATCAAAGATCGTGTTAAGCTGAGTATTAAGAAAGATAAAGAACTACGAGATGATGCATTTGAATTACTTTCTGGTAAAACAGATGATCTCAGTGCAATCAGTGATAAGATCGAATCAATCCGTGGTGAGATCCATCGTTATATCCGAGAAAAAGAATTTAAGAAAGTGATCCAGCAAATCGCAAAAGCTGGACTTTATGCCACGACTCAAATCGATATCCCTAAAGTTGCAAGAGATGCGATCAGTGAATTAGAAGGGTTTACATTATTTGGCGATGAGAATAAAGATCCTGCATTAAATGATTTTGCTGATTTCGAAGATCCAGAAAGTGTTGCAAAAGTGTTTGCTCGTGTGCAAGATGACGTGAATCCTGAATCGGTCATGAAAACAGGATGGCAAGCATTTAATGAGATGTTGGGTGATACAGCAGGATTAAGACGTGGTAGCATGTACGTAGTAGGTGCGATGCCTTATAATGGTAAATCTTTAGTCACGATGGATTTAACCACACATGTAGGATTATTCAATACGCCTTTCTTATTAGATCCGACTAAGATTCCTACGATTGTTCATTTCAGTACCGAGAATGACTTACAGTTAAACTTTAAGTTATTATATCGTAGATGGAAAGAACAAGAGATCAATGGTCCTGTGGATATGTTGAATACAGATCCTGTCAGTATGGCAAACTACGTAATCAATAAGTTACAAGCAAATGGTTATCGTTATAAGTTCTATTACTTAAACAGTGCAGAATGTAACTGGCGTAAGATCAGTGAGTACTTATTGAAACTCGAGAGTTTAGGACATGAAGTGCATTTGTGTGCGATAGACTATCTTGCCATGTTAGATTATGAGGATCTTCCAGGTGGGAATGAAGCGACACAAATCCAATTATTGTTTAACCGTATTCGTGCATTCTGTAACCCAAGAGGGATTACGACGATTATTCCACATCAGATCAGTACAGAAGCAGCGTTATTAAAACGTCAAGGTACAGATGACTTTGTAAAACAGATCGCAGGTAAACGTTATTGGGCAAGATGTCGTAGTATCGATATGGAAGTAGATACTGAGATCTATCTTAATGTAGAAAAAGATGCGCAAGGAAATAGTTGGATGGCATTTGGTCGTGGTAAAGATCGTAACAGTGCAGCAACACCTTATGAAGATCAATTCTTCTTTCAACCCTTTAGTCAGTTTGGTGGTTTAGTACCAGATATTCATGGTAAGAAATTAGCCAAACGTACGATTCGTGATAATGGATTTGCAGTAGCAGGTGCAGACGAATGGGGTAGTGCAAATAATGGTGCAGATGAATTCTCTGTATAGTATATTGTATAATATAGATTATTCTATTATACTATAAAATAATATAGCATGTTATCCTTACAGTATATACTGTAAGGATATATGTTTGATGTTATACTAATACTAAAAGAATAATAATAATAATAATGTTATTATTAATAATATAAAATACTAATACTATTATATTAATATAATAGTATACTAATATTAATACTAATAGAATAGAATAAAAAAAAAAGAATAAGAAGAAGAGGGGGGGGGGGGGGGTAGAGCCCTCCTCCCCTTCCCTTTCTTCTTCTTCTCTTT